AAGCATCATCCGTGGCGATGTTCAACCACTATCAGGTCCAGCAGGATATGTAGCTCCATACGCATTTGGTATTCCAATCGTTGAAGTTCCACTTCTTCCAGAGACACAGACAGGTGATTATTCAGGCGCAACTGGCTCACACGGTGATATCCACTTGACATTCCCAAATAACGTAGTTATTGGTATCAAGCGTGATGTAACTGTCTACCGCTTCTTCTGGCCTCGTAAGGACTCAATCGAGTATACACTTTATACTCGTGTTGGAGTTCAGATCGAGCAGGCAGACGCATGGGTAGTTGTTAAGAATGTTAAGGTCGCTTCCTAATTTATAGGATTTAGATCTGCACGAAAACCCCCAGTTTAATAAATTGGGGGTTTTCATTTTAATTTAATAGTGATATAATTATATTTACCTAGAATAAGGAGAAACATATGTCATTTGAAACATTGAAAGTTTCAGAGCTAAAAAAAATTGCAGAAGACTTCGGAGTAGAAGTAGACGGTCTTAAGAATAAGGCAGATATTATAGCGGCACTCTCAGAAGAAGGCGTAACATGGTCAGTTTACGAAAAGACCACAAAGGCTTTAGAAGATGAGGCGGAAGATATTTCGGAAGAGGTTCTACCTAAGTTTGATCCTAAAAAGAATCAAGCAGAGGATACCGTTCTAGTAAGAATGGATAGAGCAAATTTCCGATACGACATATTGGGTCACACCTTTACAAGGGAGCACCCATTTGTTGCAATGAACAAAGATCAAGCGCAAGCAATTTTTGATAAGGAGGAGGGCTTTAGACTAGCAACTCCAAAGGAAGTACAAGAGTTCTATAACTAAAGCTTCTAGATGCCAGAAGTATATAAAGACCAGTATGAACCTATCAAAACGATTTTGTTTTGGAATGGCGAAAATGTAGATGCAGATGGTTCTGTTGTCGTAACTTTTTATGACGTAACAGAAGACCCATCAATTACTCCTGCAATTAGCCCAACAACTCCAATAACAGTTTTAACTGCAACAAAAAATGAAACAAATATTGGATCTTATCAGGTAAGTCTTCCTACTAATTTAGTTAATAGAGAAAGAAAATATAGGCTTGTCTGGGCATATACAATTAGCGGAACTTCTGCATCTAACGTATCGTTTGTCGATGTAGTGAATCCATATGCATCTATGGCAGATGCTGTAGAGCAATTAGGCATAGGAATAGATTCTGGTGATCCAAGCTACAAAACTTATCTTCAATTGAAGCAGGCGGAAAAATATTCTCGTCATATAATTGAAGATTATACTGGTCAAGAATTTCATCTATATGATGATACAGAAATAGTATACGGAAGTGATTCAGATATTCTTCCTCTCCCATATAGAATAGAAAGCATATATAAATTATATGCAAACGATGTTTTGTTATATGATGCAACAACAACTCCAACAGTAAATAATTGGCTGTACACTCCAATTATTGCAGAGAGCAATTTTGCAATTAGAGTAGATAGAACAACATTATTAGACAATACTGTGTATACAGCAAATGGCATGGTTCCTCCAACAATAAATGATACATACGCAGGACAAGCATTTGCTAAAAATGTTAGATATAAAGTTGTTGGTAAATTTGGTTGGAGCGAAGTTCCAGAAGATGTACAACAGGCATGTATAAACTTGATGGGACACTACTTTGAAAAAGATAGGCTTTGGAAGGATCAATACGTTAAAAAAGTTCAAACATTTGATTGGAATATAGAGTATAGTGGAGATGTATTCTCTGGTACAGGATGTTCCTACGCAGACAAGATGCTGTCGCCTTTTGTTTTGAGCCAAATGGTTGTGATCTAAATGTATAGTCTTGTGGATTCAATTCTATCCATGCAGATGGATGTTTATCAGCAAATAGATACTCAAGATACAAATACTGGTGCTATAAAAAAAGAGTGGCATTATATAAGAACTGTAGGATGTCATGCCAAAGGAATTATTAGTAATTCCGTAACATCTCGAAATGGTGATAGGCAGTCTTTTAATAATAAATATATAAACGATCAGGTAATTCAAGTTAGAACCCTTGAAAGAGTTACGCTTAGAGAAAAAGTAACAAATATTAGAGACTCAGAAAATCATGTAATTTGGACAGAGTTAGATTACCCAACAGAAACACCAACAGTTTTTGAGGTAATAGGATCAACTCCTATAACAGATCCATTTGGTAGGGTGATTGCATATAATACTACAATGAGAAGATCGGAGAACCAGCAAATTGGAATCTAATGACCTTCTCGTAAGAGCTGCAAGTCGCCTGGAGCCTTTGATGGCGGGAGACAGAAAGGCAGACTTTTTTAAAAGTAGTTTAGTGGCACAAATATCTGCAGCCATATATTACAAGGCTCATGTTATGGATAAAATCATGACAAGCAAGCCTCTTCAAAATAAATTCAAGCAGATGATATTTGATCAGGTAAATAAAGACTTTTCTGATTATATTGATGCTCAGGCTAGAGTTAAACCAAAACAATTTCATCATGTTTATGAATGGAAACGTATTGGAGAAATGTCTGCAAGACTATTTAAATTAAAAGAAATAAATACAAATGAGTTCTCTCTAAAATTAACTTATGAATTTCAACCATCTAAAAGCTTCGTCCCAACTGGAAAAGGTAAGCACAGGCATGTATTTGTAAATAAAGCCTCTGTGATGGAAGCTGGGATGCCCGTTAGAATTGCTCCAAGGGCCGCAGAGCGCATAGTATTTGAAACTAGTGGTTATGTAGTCTATATGCCTAAAGGGGCCTCTGTGACCGTTAGAAAGCCTGGAGGCAATGCAGTAAAACAATCGTTTGAATTAGCATACAGAAGATTTTTTACAACAGATTTAGTTAATAGCTCAATTAAAAAATCTGGATTCCAAAAAATGTTTAATACTAAAGTTCGTGAAGCAGCAGGAATTCCAGCTGCTATTAAAACAGTTAAGTATTCATTTTCTCCAAATTCTGTCAGATCTATGGCAGAGGCAGCAGTTATGGTGGGTGCATAATGCCAGCAGACTACAAATTAGATGCAATGACTGAGCTGAGAAGATTCATTTGGTCTGATTTGCAGACCCTGAATATATTTGATCCAGATGATTATTATATGGACAATATTGGAGACACATTTATTCCAATTATTCCAGTACAACAGTCTGCAGAAGTCAATCAATTTTTGAGCGGGAAGAAGCATATAGTCTATGACAAGATAGGCATGTCCTATGAAGAAAATTGGCTAATATGCTGTGAGCAGATTCTATTTACCATTTATTCAACAGATGTATCAGAAATAAATCAGATTAGAAATTATATGACAGACATGTTTAGAAGAATGGATGATTCTGCCAGAGACATTAATCTTTGGGCCAACCTTTCAGACAAATTTAAGTTCTACAGCATATTTATTGCAGACATAAGCCCAACCGAACCATCAATGGAACTACAAGGATTCCTTTCTGCAGATGTAGTTCTAGAGGTCAAATATTCAAGAATAACGGATTCCTCAGGCAGGTTTGCTTAGTTTGCCTTTTGACCCTTTATGGCCTAAAATTGGTTTAGAGGAAAAGAGCCTAGCCAGCGATTTAAATTTTTAATAACCACAGGAGGTGGAAATAAAACATGGCACAATCAACAGGTAATGCTAAAAATATTCTTGTAGGTGCATCTCCACTATTTCTTTCAAACATTGACTCAACAGCTACAGCATATGTAGAAAACGTAGAGCCAGGCGATGGAAGAAACAGCACAGCAGTTAAGGTCCCAGCATTTTCTGGATCAGCATCTTATACAAGCACCTTGAATACAATTGATTCTGGAGACTTTTACTATCGTAACGTAGGTTACACAAATAACGGTCTTCAGATTACATACAACCCAACCTATGACTCAGTTACAGTAGATCAGCTTCTTGATACAGCAAAGCTTTTCAAGTCTGCGATGGAGGTAATGATCGCAACTGAAATGTCCGAAGGTACCCTTGAGAACGTTTTGATCGTTTTCGGTCAAGGCGCAAGCACAAAGGCTGCTGGATCTGGAACACAGACTGGAACTACAACTCTAGGTTTGGAAGCAGGTGCTCTTGGTGTTGCACCAACAGAGCGTCAGCTTATTACAGTTGGTCAAGCACCAACAACAAGCACCCCTAAGTCTGAGCGTGTATACTATGCTCGTCGAGTACTTTCTGTACAACAGTCACAGTTCTCACTTGCACGTAACACTCCAACCACATTTCCAGTAA